CCGCTGCAAAGCGGACCAGTGCGAAGAGCATCTGACGATGCCCCTGCACTATAGTACTTAGATGTACTTAGTGTGCGACTAATCCTAAGCGCCGATTGGGTCTTCGACCTGATGGTGTACAGGGTTAGTAGCGGGTAAGTCTACCTCCGGCAGTCGAAGAGAAGCTGCACCAGACTCACGAGTACCTCGGGGAGATACAGGTGAGAACCTGTATAGAATGGTAACCTCCAGCTTACCCGGCTGGATGGGCTCAAGAGGCCTCCAGTGTAGTGATACACGTGGGAGGTACATGACAATGTGCTTCCGGGGATAACCCGGAGTAACTTTGCCTGGATCCTCAAGGCCTTGGGCAGTCCGCTGTCTAAGGGGGACCAGGGAGCTGCTAATGGCAGTTCGGTACTAGGGAGAACTTAGATCCAGAGGATGAGACCGTCTCAGCACGTCATGCCGCAAGGCGAACATGGTTGCACAGGATCCTTCCCTTCGATTGGGGTCTTCTGAAGGTGAAAGAGGCTATGTCCAAGTTAACACATGGTAACATGAGTTGGGACCGGACCATACCGCTCTAGAGGACGGAGATCACAATAGAAACTCCCTCTCGTTCTAGGTACGCTGGATGGACGGAAAACCCTGGGAAACCAGGAGGGCTTTGATATCCTTGACATCGCTCAGAACAACCCTAACCGGCTAACCACCGGGAGCTTGCTAAAGCGACCTGCGGCCACCTGGGCATTGCCCATAGTGGGAACCGAAGGGTAAACGGTAGTTCTTCCTCACGGATTTACGAAAGTTAAGAAATTAATCATGCAAAACATCAAACACCTATATAAGGTGCTGGTGCCTAGCACGTTAACCTGGTCCTTTCTGGTAAAACAGAGAGTAAAACTAGCGGCGTCGATCCTTCGGATTGTGCCGTTGGTCTTTGGGCAATTGACGAGTTCCTACGTGAAAGTCGTATTTGGGTTTGCCTCGAATGTCGCGAAACTGTACCGGCGACAGGGTCCGAGAGGCTGTGCTCTTTATCTGACAGCCTGCTCTGTTGCTCTGCAACAGGCTGCGGGTGGGATGGTGAATCACGGCACTTGGGCTCTGGGAGCCAACATCCGGCGTACACGCCGGGGCCTACCTAGGATTATAAACCCTCAACATAGGGTCCGGGTCCACCTGGGGGAGGTGGCTGTAATCAGATTTTGGCTAAGCCTCTTCGGTCTCTATCGCGTGATAGAGTTCCCGGGAGCACTGAAACTGGCGACAATCACCAAACCTGGTGTAGATATCACCTTATTTATGGAGGAATGGAGGTCCTGGGTCCCCCACTTCTACGAGAGAGCTCGGTTGATAACCGATGATCCGTGGAAAGTGAAGGTCACGAAGCTAGCACCGGCTTCAATACCGTTCATGC